TATAGATGCCATACACCTAGCTTCTGATTCAGTTACAACAGCAAAAATATTAAATGCTAATGTAACAACAGCGAAGATAGCAGATAACGCAGTTACTGCGGCTAAGATTGCTGACGGAAGTATCACTAGCACTCAATTAGGTGCAAACTCAGTAGATACAGCAGAACTAGTATCAGGCTCAATAGACACAATACATATTGCAGACGCACAAGTAACAGCAGCAAAACTAGCTGTTAATGCAGTGCAATCATCAAGAATAGCAGATAATGCAATTAATTCATCAAAGATAGCAGCAAATGCTGTATCAGTAGCAGAACTTAAATCAGATGCATTAAGTGGACAGACAATGTCAGGTAATGTTACTTTCTCAGGAAATGTGACAGTATCAGGAACCTCATTCGCAGCTTCAGCTACCACAATTACAACTGGAGATTCTCTTATCTCAATGGCAACTGGCAACGGAAGTTCAGATGCAGTTGATATAGGTTTCTATGGATTATACGATACTAGTGGTACAGACAAATACTCAGGTATATTCAGAAACGCAGATAACTCTGGTAAGTGGCAAATATTTAAAGATTTACAAGTACAACCAACTACAACTGTAAATACTTCAGGAACAGGTTATACAAAAGGGGTACTAGTAGCAGACATAGAAGGAAATGTAACAGGTAACTTAACAGGTACAGCAAGTGCAATAGCAAACAATACTGTTAATGCAAGTAAGATTGTAGCAGGAAGTGTTACAACAGCAGAAATAGCAGCCAACACAATAGCAACAGGAAACATAGCAGATAACGCGGTAGATGGAACTAAGATCGCTCAGAACAGTATCTTAACAAAACATATTGATGATGGACAAGTAGGAGCAGCTCAACTAGCAAGTGATGCAGTAACATCAGCTAAAATAGGTGATAACGCTATTAATAGTGTAGCATTTATATCAAGCGGTTTAATTACATCAGACTTAATATCTAATGGAACTATTGTATCAGGAGATATAGCAGCTAATACTATTGCTACTGGTAATATTGCAGATAACGCAGTAGATGGAACTAAGATAGCACAAAATAGTATTCTTACTAGACATATTGATGATGCACAGGTTAACACTGCTCAATTAGCAGGTAACTCTGTAACAGCCGCAAAGATACAAGCAAACGCTGTTGGTTCAAGTGAGATTGCAAGTAATTCAGTAACAGCAGAATCAATTACTGCAGGAGCAATAGGCTCCTCAGAATTAGCGGCTAACTCCGTAGATTCATCAGAATTAGTAAGTGGTAGTATTGATACTATACATATTGGAGATGACCAAGTAACAGCAGCTAAGATGGCAGATAATGCAATTAACAATGTAGGTATGATATCCTCAGGATTAATTACCGCAGACTTAATAGATACTAACGCAGTAGGCTCAGCAGAGATAGCAGCCAATGCAGTAGACAGCGCAGAATTAAAAACTGGCTCAATAGATACAATACATCTAGGAGCTTTACAAGTAACAACTGCAAAAATAAATGCTAATGCAATTACTTCAGCTAAGATAGCAGCTAACGCTGTTGGATCAAGTGAGATTGCAAATAACTCTGTAACATCTACACAATTATCAAGTGCAGCCCTTAGTGGTAAAAGCATGTCAGGGAATATAGGATTCAGTGGAGCTAATGTCAATATTGGTAATGGCACTAGTGCTATACTTGAGGCAAAAGGTAAGATAGGTATTCAAGATGCAAATCCACCACAAAAACTACATATAGATGAAGTAGCTGGTATGGATGTAGGCACAGGAAGTTCTTCAGCAACAACAGTATTTACACTAGATAGTTTTACAGCTTCAGTATTTAGAACTGCTAAGTACTTAGTACAGATAACAAATTCAACAGACAGTGATTATCAATCACTAGAAATAACACTTTTCCATGACGGAACAACAGTTTATTTAACGCAGTACGCTTCTATATTTGACAATGGGGCACAAGCAACATTTGATGCAGATATAAGCAGTGGCGCTGTAAGATTAAGAGTGACACCAGCAAGTGGTGACACAATGGCTTATAAATTTATAAGAACAACAATAGAGGTATAAAATGGGACAAAAATTAGATTTTAATATCGAAGACGCAGGAATAAAAATTGATGGTGTTCAAGCCGTAGATTCCAGCGCAAACTTTCAAGGTGCAGGTATCGCAGCAGCCAAGATTACATCAGGCACAGTGCCTTCAGCTAGATTACCGCACACAATTACTACAACTGCTCCAACAGGAGTAGGAAGTACGTCAAGCGGCCACATCTTTTTCGTATACTCGAGTTAAGACATGGCAATATTTGTAAACGATTCTGGTACATTACGGACTGTTCGATTTATCGCTGTCAACGACAGCGGAACCATTCGTCGTGTCAACGAGGTTTACGTCAATGATGGCGGAACTTTAGCTGGACCGTTTACTGCTACGCACTCAACTACAAGACAAACTGCTACAACTACTAGTACTATATCAGGTGTACAAAATACAGTATTCAACACGACTACTACTTTTGATACTGACTATAATACAACAACTACGTTTGACACAAGTAGAACTACAACTTTCGATACGAGCAGAACAACAGACACAAGTAGAACAACTACATTTGCAACAACAACAGTATTCAATACAACAACAAGTACTACAACTGCTTTTAATACAACTACAGCGTTTACAACTACAACTACTTTTACAACTACACAAGGTACGACGACAGCGTATACTACAACTACGACATTTAATACAACGACAACATTTAATACAACGCAGTCAACAACAACAGCATTTACAACAACTACAACATTTAATACAAGTAAAAGTACTGTTACCGCATTTAATACTACAACAGCATATATAACAGCTTTCGATACAACAATAGGAACTAGTAGGAATACTTCATTTGCGACAACAACTGCTTATATTGATAATACTACTTATGCTACTGATACGGCTTATATAGATAATACTTCTCAAGCAACAACAGTAAGCACAAATACTACACAAGCTACAAATACAAGTAGAAGTACTAACACAACACAAACAACTGGCACTACTACTACTTTTGCAACGTCAACAGCATATATTGATAATACATCATTTGCTACTATAACATCTTATGATACTACACAAAGCACTAGTACAGCAAGAAGTACGAATACTGCTAGAGATACTGCTTATATTGACAATACATCATTTGCTACTATAACAGCTTATACTACTACACAGGCAACAAATACTTCTAGAAATACTAATACGTCAACAGCGTATGAAGATACTACTACTTTTGCTACTAGTACAGCATATATAGATAATACAACATTTGCTACTATAACAGCTTATACTACTACGCAGGCAACGAATACTGCTAGAAATACTAATACAGCGACAGCATATATTGATAATACATCATTTGCTACTATAACAGCTTATACTACTACACAGGCAACAAATACAAGTAGAAGTACAGGTTTTACAAACTCTACTGCTTATGATACTACACAGGCGACAAATACAAGTAGAACTTGTTCTTTTACAAACAATACAGCCTTTACAAACTCTACAGCATATATAGATGTTACTACTTTTACAAACAATACAAGTTTTACAAATATAACTTCTAGAACTACAGTTTTCCAAAATAATACAAACACTTCTAGAAGTACTAACACAGCTAGAAACACATCGGTTGGAACTAACACAGCTAGAAACACAAACACAGCTAGAAACACAGCAGTTACAAATAATACTGCATTTACAAATATTACTAGTTATATAACTGTATTCATTGACTTCAACTTTGACCCAGAAGCAGGAACTGACTTTTATTCGCAAAGTGATAATACATCAAGAAGTACTAACACTTCTAGAGGTACAGCTGGTAGTAGAGCTACAGGATTTACAAATTCAACTGGATTTACTAATAATACAGCTAGAAGCACTGGCTTTACAAATAATACAGCGTTCTCAAATGCAACAAATACAAGTAGAACTACTACTTATAGTACTAATACAGGCAGAGCCACTGCTACCTCTGTTAATACAAACACAAGTAGAAATACTAATACCGCTAGATCAACAAACACTTCTAGAATTACAGCATATATAGATAATACATCATTTGGTACAAGCAGAAATACAAACACTTCTAGAACTACAGCATATATAGATAACACAGCATTTGGCACCAGTAGAAGTACAAACACTACACAGGCAACAAATACAAGTAGAAACACTAACACATCAACAGCCTATATAGATAATACAGCATTTGGTACAAGCAGAAGTACAAATACTACTCAAGCTACAAACACAGCAAGAAGTACGAATACTGCTCAAACAACTAATACTGCTAGAAATACTAATACAGTAACAGCCTACATAGATAATACTGCTCACGCAACAAGTAGAAGTACAAATACTACACAAGCGACAAATACTTCTAGAAGTACTGGCTTTACAAATAATACAGCGTTCACAAATAATACATCATTTGGAACAAGCAGAAGTACAAATACTGTTCAAGCTACAAACACAGCAAGAAGTACAAATACTACACAAGCTACAAACACAGCAACTACATTTGCTACTGATACAGCTTACATTGATAATACAACATTTGCTACTATCAGTGCATATATTACTACACAAGCTACAAACACAAGCAGAAGTACAAATACTACACAAGCTACAAACACAAGCAGAAGTACAAACACTACTCAATCCACAGCGTACGAAACTGCTTATATTACTTCAAGAGCATCTTCTAGAACTACTGGAACATCTCACTCTACAACGACGACATTTAATACAGCTAGGTCAACAGCTTCAAGTAGAGCTACAACAACAACGTTTGAAACTTCACAGGGAACAGTTACAACTAGGTCAACAGGTTCAAGCAGAACAACAACAACAGCATTTGATACAGATAGAAGCACAGCCTCTAGTAGAACAACTGGTTCAAGCAGAACAACAACAAGTACTTTTGAAACAAGTCAATCTACTCAAACAAGTAGAACAACTGTATTTGGAACTACAACCACTTTTGAAACAAGTAAGACTACTACTTTTGGAACAGATAGAACAACTACTACTACTATATCCACAAGTAAAGCAACAGAAACAAATAGAACAACTGATCACTTAACAACAACAACTTTCGATACAACAACAACAGTATTTGAAAGAATAACCGCCTCCCAAGCAGGTACAATTTTTGATACCGAAGTTGCGAGTCTAGCAGACTTTGGATTATCTTATTGGGATGGCTCACAATGGAGCGATTCTTAATATGATAAAAGCAGAACAAGAAGATATTACACCAAACTATCTTAATAAAAAATTAGAGTCAATGATGGCAGCCGTCTTTGACCATATTGGTGAAACAGAAGAAAGAATAAAAAACCTAGAAAAAGAAATTTTCAAGCTAAGAAATGATAACAAAGCAGAAGCCAGTTAAGAAAAATAAACTGGTAGCAATGACTATAAATGAGTCATTGGGAGATATACCAACTCACTTCATGAAGTCAGGATCTTGTACAAGACCTAAAGATGACTTAGATGGATTAGCTAGATTGAAAGAGAAACTTGTTCTTGACACTAGTGAAGGAGTTGACTGGGAATATGATTTATGGTTTAATACTAATGAACTACATAGTATTAGAAAATGGTTATACACAGATTTTTTAGGTAAAGGAATATACTGTAGAGTTAATTCTATAAAAATTAACACCAAATTATTTAAAGCGATTGCTAATTCAGATATAAAGATTGATGAAGAAAGAATCGAAAAAATAGTAAATGGACTACAGAATAAATATAATTTACAATGGAATACAGAATTTTATGATAAAGTAATTTTCTTACCAGGTAGTAATTTATTATGTAAAGGAACTGTAATTGATTATAGACGAGTAAAGAAATTAGTAGATGAAGGATATGTAATAAAACCTCATCCAATTACTGCTCATGTTTATATTGCCGATTTAAAAAGAAGATTTGGTGCAGAAAATGTACTAAACAAAAAAGAAGGTGGGTATGAACTACTACTTAATTGTAAAGAAGTAGCGACTGCTCCAAATAGTGAGATGGGATTAATTGCACTCCTTCTCAGAAAAAGACTTTCTCTTGTTAGCTTTCCTAAAGAAGCACGAGAGAAAAATTTATTAACTTACGAAAGTTTTTATGATACAGTATCAAACAGACAATCGTACCTTGCACTTTGTAAAATACTCTCAGCAAGAAACTCTGGAGTAATATTTGAATTTGATGAAGATGCGGAAGAAAGACTACAGGCATATGTAGATAACTTTTGGGAATTTAAAAAGATAAAAAATGATTGAAATAGTACACCCCTATAAAAAAGTATGGAGTATGTTTACTTTAGCATCACTCCTGCCCGATAAAGAAGAAGTTAGAATACATCTATATGTAAATAATAAAGATTGGGATGAAGCTCCGATTGAATGGATAGTAGATAACTTTCCAAATGTTAAAATATATGAATCTTTTTGGAGAAAATCAGACTTAGCCAAATGTATGTGTCACTTACTGGATCATTGGAAAGATAAAGGTGGACTACATAAAAGAATAGTTTGGCTAGGTGGCAACAATATAATAAACGGTAAATGGTCTAATAACTTTCCTAATGAAGAATTCTTTGCGGGGTCTGTTTCTTTCTTATCACATAAAAGAGTCTTTAGAAAACATCCAAGATTTAAAGACTTTTACAGAATTTTACAAATACCTATTTCACCAACTAAACTACAAAATATTGATTCAGAGTTTATGATATTTAACTATGACATGTTAAAAACTTTTTCACTTGAAGAGTTATTCTGTCCTACAGAAAAGGACGGCTTAGAAGCAAGATCTCCTAATATGCCTAAGATTGATAGACTTCTTTATCAAGCAAGTACAGAATGGTTTATGACAAGATTATTAGGTTATCAGCATAAATTTATGCCACTATACATGAATGGTAAAAATGATATTTTAGTAGAACTAGAATCCCTTGGACCACTTGACAGTGTTAACTATAATGTAATGTTAAGAAAATGTTTTCAATTAAATATACAACATAAGTGGTTAATTCAAACTTATACAATGATACCTACAACTATACAACTATCTCTTCCATGGGATATGTATACTAACTTAATTCCTAGCATACCTATAAATATGCGAAATGCACGAAATAATGAAATTTTGATGTTGAAATCAACTAAACAGAAACGTGTAGCTGGGTCTTTAGTAAAAGTAGGATTTAGATTAGGAAAAATCTAAAAATTCTTCTTTCAAATCTGAAAGAACTTTCCATTTAATTTTGCCTCTATCGGCTAACTCTTTTACTATTTGTTTTTCATTTGGATTGTGAGGACTCCTATCCTTACTATTAACTGGCAAATGCCAACTAGCGGGATAGTCTGCTCCTGTAGAGAAAGGCAACTTTTTAGAGAAAAAATCAAATCCTATGATTTCTATACTCTCATATTCACACTTATTTAAAAAATACAATATACCAAGAAAACCTGCAGAGGGACGATCACCTAATGCCTTATCATTAGTAGCTCCTACTAAATCAAATATTTCTAGTATTTCTTTATCTGTAAACATAACTTCATGCGGTTGAGTAAATTTAGGAGTAGATGGCTCTGTGTTCATATGTATTCTACAGCGATTAAATAATATTTTGGCATTTTCAAACCTATGATAGTGCCTTTGCCTTAAGAAACCTGTAATCCATATATCAGTTTTTTTACCTATCTGTTCAAAATTTTCATCTGTAGGTATGCCTTTTCCGAATCTAACAATTGTGTCAAAACTGTCAATATATGAGCCATACTCGTGTTGAAGTAATTCTACTGAATTTCCTACTAATATTACTCGTCCCATCATGACTTCAATCCTAAACTTCTAGCGATTTCTTTTTCATTTTGAATTTGGATATAATTTGCAGGATTTTCAATTGTTATTTCAGTAATGTCTGAGTTTTTTATCACCCAATCTACCCACTCACCTGCTCTCTCATATGAGATACTTGAATGCATTGAAGACTCTAATAACCCAAAGTTGATTGTAGCAATTCTACACTTGGCATCACTGTTATAATTTAAGTTAGTTGCCATATGATTTAGAGCGGCCTTTTGTGCGGCGTACTTATATCCTTTAGATATATTAGGTTGATGGGCTCTTGACGAAATATTAACTATTGTTTTAGTTTCATCATCTTTCCATACCTCGTACACTTCTTCGAGAAGTCTGCACTGTTCCCACTCTACATGAGCATTGTTTACAAATACATCATACTGTGACCAATCTGCCCCAAACTCTACTCTTATTTTATTACCTTGTATACAATTTGCTAATTTACTGCTACCTGTTACTGCGATTTTCATAGTACTCCTTTACTAGATTAAAAGATTCTTTTCCAAATAGAGAACCATCAACACTACACTTATTGCAAGGGCTGTGTGACCTATCTCCTTTTATTAATTTTTTACGAATTTTTGTCATAGGTTTACCAAACCATACATTGTGTAATGTATCTTGTAGTAAATTTCCCACAACATGTTCCCTTCCCCAGTCGTTTGAACAAAATAGAACATCTCCATTCCAGTCTACGAACATTTTATAGAAAGGATAATGACATGGTTTACCTTTTAAAGAAGCCACATTAGATTCTTCTATACCTACCCAATCGATGACCCCGCTACGGTTGTTAAGTAATAATCCATGGTTCTCAAAATCTCCCCAATGCATACGATACTTGTACTTTTCTTCAGGTATATTTTTCATAACTTTATCGAAATGAGTCATTTGCTCTACGCCATCATAAAGATTTATGTAAATTAAATCTAATCCACTATATTCAAATAGTTCTTCTGCGTATGTTTGGGTAAGTTTGTCGCCATTAGTGTTACACTCTAAAGTTGCTAATGGAACTGTGTGTCGAAAGATATGAACTATCTCTCTGAAATTTGGGTTGAGTAAATTTTCTCCAAATCCACTCAATGATATTTTTCCACTAAAACCTGCCTTACCTAGTTCGAGACCTATTGTCTCGGCTCCTTTTATGGTAAGATGCAAGTTTCTATTTGGAAATACTTTTGGGTCGTGTCTCGGACAAAAGACACAAGTTCTATTACATAACTCTGTAGTATTTATTTCAACAGTAAGAATCGAATCTAACTCTGTTAGGTTATTCTTTTTTGCCCAATGTTTCTTTTCCTGCTCTCGTCTGTGTGCTAAAAAGTCATACTGGTCTACTGCTACTACAGGTATGTTTCTCATTATAATGAATTATATATGTCTGTCCATTCTTTACAATATTGCTCATGGTCGTTTATACCCATCCATGGTCCGCCATCTGTAAAATGTACTCCTTTAGCTCTCTCACCAAAGTCATAATAATTTACTAAAGCATTGTAAGCAGCAGGTAAAGAACCTACTTTGCTAGCCCAAGTAAACCCATGAAGATGCCTAGCGGCTGCATTATTTACATACCACTCATTTAAGTTTACACATTCTTTATTATTAAAATACATCAACGATGACCAATATTTTTTATCATAAGGCTTGTTTAGTTTATCATGCATTTTAGTGTATTGGTCAAACATTAAGTCTGCATGCTGTACGCACATAACTTCTTCATTATTTTTCTTAAAATGAGTTATCTCTTGTGGGTCACATCTCCATAGAAAGTCACCATCACAAAATAAAGAATAGCCCATGTAGTTGGAAAGATAAGGAACAAGAAATCTAGTAAAAGCAAATTCGGTATTCCCTTTCTCTTTTCTAGTGTATATTCCCTGTTCCTCTAATTCCGAAGTAATTAAAGGTATAACTTCGTGTGTAGGATTAAATCGTAAGATTGATGCCTTACACACTTCAAACATTTCAGGATATGCTGATTCATAGCCTACGAATATTTTCATTAGTCTTCCTTTAATTGTTCGCCAAGATCATTAACATACGCCTGTCTAGCCGTTTGTGTAATAGCCATCTTGTGCTTATAATCTTCTAAATCGATATCGCACTTGTTTATTGCATTAACAATACTTTGTTGTTCTTTAGATAATGCTGATACATCATACGAAGTTTCATCGATAGTGATTGTTTGTGTAGGTAGTTCTGAACTCATTTAAATACGTCCTGCCAATTGCCTTGTGTACTCGCCTTAGCATACTCGGTAGCACGGTTTTCAAAAAAGTTGGTATGCTCAACTGCGTTGACTTGCATGTCAATCCAAGGTAATGGATTATCTGTACTATGAAATATCTTCTTCATACCGATACCTAATAACCTTCTGTCAGCAATATATCTAATATACTCCTTGACTTCTTTTGCTGTCAAATCTGGTATATCTGCTTTATCAAAACAAATATCAATAAAGTTATCTTCTAACTCTACTGTCTTTTCTGCAGCACAATATATTTCGTATTTTAACTTATCAGTCCATAACTCGGGATTCTCCGAAATGAAAGTTCTGAATAGTTTTGACAATCCTTCAACATGTAAAGATTCATCACGAATACTCCATGTAACAATTTGTCCCATTCCTTTCATTAGATTATGCCTAGGGTAGTTAAGAAGAATAGCAAAGCTACTAAATAACTGTACTCCTTCTGTAAATGCACTATATACTGCCATTGTCTTTGCCATATCATATGGAGTGTTCATACTGAAATCTTGTAGATATTCATGTTTCTCCATCATAGCATTGATATCAAAAAACTCTTGGTACATATCTTCTGATTTACCTAAAGTTTCTAGTAGAAGGGAATATGCTTCTTGGTGTACTGCTTCCATAGCAGCGTAACTAACTAACATCATTCTTACTTCTGGTTGTTTAAATGTAGGTAAGTAATGGTGGGCATAGCCGCCACATACATCTACATCTGCTTGAGTGAAAAACTTAAAGATATTGTCTAGCAATGTCCTTTCGCCTTCACTTAGTTTTTCTTTATAATCCTTTATATCATCTTGTAGGGTTACTTCTTCAGGTAACCAATGCATTTGCTGTTGTTTTTTATAGTTTTCAAATGCCCAAGGATATTGAAAAGGTTTATAGTATTCTCTTTCTTTTAATAAACTCATTTATCCCTCACAACTTAAACAATCTGCTTGTTCAAATATTATTTCTCGCTTAGCTTGATTAGATACATTATCAGCTCTACTGATAGCTTCACTTCTCAAGTAATACAATGTTTTTAAGTTTTTTGCCCATGCCAACATATGTACATTGTGCAAATCTCCCTTGTTTACATCAGGAGGGAAGAATAGATTTACACTTTGTGACTGACATATAAATTCTTGCCTTGCACTAGCGTGTTCTATTACCCATGCCTGATTTATTTCTACTGCTGTTTTGAAAGTGTCTTTCTCCCAGTCATCTAACTGAGGAATATGTTGTACACTTCCTTTGTTCGCAACAATACTACTCCAAGTTTCCTCATCATTAATGCCATACTTATCTAAAACTTTTTCTAGGAATTTATTCTTTACTAGATTACTTCCTGATTTAGTTTTTTGAGTATAAGCATTTGCTCTATAAGGTTCTATACTTGGACTGGTATTGCCACAAATAATACTAGAGCTAGCATTAGGTGCTATAGCTAATAGATGAGCGTTCCTTACGGAAGCGGTATCATCATCAGGACAAGCCCCTCTTTCTACTGCTAATTCTCTAGTTGTTCTTTCTGCACTTTCTTTGATATGCTTAAACATATCATAGTTAGTTGCTGATGCCATTGGATTGTCAAAAGGTATTCCTTGTTTTTGTAAATACGCATGGAAACCCATAGCACCTAGTCCAATACTCCTCTCCCTTTGAGCACTGAACTTAGCTCTTTCAAGTTCGTCTGGAGCATTGTCTATAAAAGAAGTTAAAACATTGTCTAACATTCTTACTAAGTCAGGTATGAAAGCAGGGATATGTTTCCACTGGTCATAGTACTCTAAATTTACACTTGATAAGCAGCATACTGCGGTTCTTTCTTCGTCTGTTGCAAGAGTAATTTCTGAACACAGGTTGCTGTGATGGACTCTAAGTCCTTTTCTTTTCTGAAAGTCAGGTAGTTCCGAATTGACTGCATCTTCGAACATTACATACGGTTCTCCTGTTTCCATTCTATTTTGCAATATCTTTACCCATAATGCCCTAGCAGATACCGTTTTCTTTACTTGCTGAGAGTGAGGGTCAACCAAATCCCAGCTATCATCGAAGTCGGGATACTTAGTTGCGTTGTGTATCCGCTCCATGAAAGCATCAGATATAACGATCCCGTGGTGAAGATTAGTACACTTACGGTTGATATCGCCGCCTGTAGGTTTTCTAACATCTAAAAATTCCTCTATTTCGGGGTGGCTAATATGTAGATAAGAAGCATAACTACCTCGTCTTGTAACTCCTTGTGAAAAAGCAAGCATTTCTGCATCTACTACTTTCATAAAAGGAACAACACCTGTACTCTCAGAACCTTTAGATGTCTTTGTGCCAGATGCACGAACATCACTCCAACTGCCACCAATACCACCACCAAATGATGATAAGAAAGCATTTTCTGTGTAGTGTCCTGTTATTCCTTCTCTACTATCGTCCACATAATTTAAAAAGCAACTAATCGGGAGCCCCCTCCTAGTGCCGCCATTTGATAATACAGGAGTTGCAAACATAAACCATAACTTACTTACATAATCATATAGTCTTTGTGCATGAGCCTCATCATCTGCAAAAGCCATTGCAGCACGCGCAAAAGCTTCTTGAGGTGAAGTTTCATCACCTACCATATATCTATCTTTTAAAGTTGCCTGTGCAAAGTCATCTAAAAGACTATCTTTACTAAAATCAATTTTTACTGACATAATTCTCCACTAATCCTATAATCTCTTGTGAATGTCCTAGCACTGCTGCATCGACATCCCATGTTAAGTCCATGAGTTTTATACCCCTTTCTAGTCCTTCCATTCCAAACTCATTTAAGTTTTGCATGAATTTATACTTTCCATCAAGAGGTAAACTCGCCATAATATCAAAAACGTCTCCATATTGCTGTATTAATTGAGTGGCACGCTTTGGGCCTACTCCATCAACTCCTGGAACGTTATCTCCCTTATCTCCAGTTAAGCACTTATAAGTTAGAAAATACTCAGGTTCAAACTCGTAATGCTCATCCCATGTCATAAGGGTTGTTTCTTTTCTAGTGACTGTTGAAAATCTACTTATATGTTCATCAATAAGTAAATCCCAGTCTTTATCAGAGGAAATCATCCATATATTTTCAATACCTAGATTCTCTCTGTTTTGACAGATAAGAGCAGCTATATCATCAGCTTCTACGCCTGCATATTTAAGCGTAAGGTATCCCTTATACTTTAAAGTATTCATAGTAACTTGGAACTCGGCTAAGAATTCTTGGAACTCTTGTTCCTCTTTCTCAGTCTGTTCTTTATATCTCTCTTTTCTGTTTGCTTTGTACTCAGGGTCTATGGATTTACGGTAATTACTACCACCATCTCCTAGTACTACGATTTCTCCGCAATTATAAGACTTTGCTAAAGACTGTACAGTCCTTACATAGTCATGCTCAAAATCTAATTTGTTTTGATGTTTCCATCTAAATGCCAGGTTAAGCCCATCAACTATTAATAAGTTCCCATTCGGGGTCGGCTTTCCATGGCTCGTAAACGTTATCGCCATTTGTAAACTCCATGTTTTGTGTTTCGAAAAATTTTTCGGCAAAGGTGACATAACACCCTAACCAGTTTATATACATATGTTTTTTGTAACATGGCTTTCTTGTCGTTGCCACGTACCATTGTGAGTGATTCTCTTTAAATATAAGTAAAGGTTCTTGTTGCATCTGTTCTGCTTGTTTAACAAGTTTACTCCACCAACCCACAAAGGTATTACTCTTTTGAGTAAATATTTTATGATTAAATGCCATATCTCTATAGAACTTAACCTCTATTGTAAACAGATTATGTTTGTGCGGTACCATTAAGTCTCCTTTAATTTTACCACTACCAGAGCCAGGAGTTTGCACAAAAGGCTCTCCTACTATTCTAGTCAACATCTCTGCTACTTTTAATTCTGCGTTATTTCCTTTCTGTCTACTATTAACCATTAAGCAACCTCTCCAACTCAGTGTAGCCGCCAATTGGTTTATCATCAACTACTATCTGAGGAAAGGTTCTTGCTGTGGGAAATAGTTCCCTAACGTCTGCTGCACTATAATGTGCTCCCATCATCTTATACTCTACCTCATGCACTTTATCACTATGCTCAGCTAAAAACTTAGCCTTACTGCAATAAGTACAATTAGGTATACTATAAATTTCTACTTTCATTTTATCTCCAAAATATTATATATTATAACAAATTTTAAGTTGCATGTCAAGATATAAATTATCCTTCCAGGTAACTAATATTTTCATCTTTAGTTATTTCTATCTTTTCTAGTAATGGATGAGTCCAACCATGTGATACCATATAAGTATTTAGGTTTTCTTCTTTTAATAGTACTTCCACTACTTTCTCTTTTCCGACTTCGTCTAACGCTTGGTTTACTTCGTCAAGGAAAAGAACATTAATTTGACTTCTACTAATTGAAGCCATAAGTTTTCGTATTGCAACTAATGTTGCTATGTTAACTCTAGCTAACTCGCCGCTAGAAAGAGCCAAAATGTCAATAATATTGCCGTTATCTGAGACTTCCACATTTAATTTATCATTCTCCACTACAAAGTTAATTGCAAATCTACCATCACTAAATTCTGCAAGGTAGTCGTTTGTTAATATTTCTAATTCTTTTACTAAAGATTCTATCTTGTATGCGAGGAGTCCATTTGTTGAGAAAGCTTTTTTAAGCGTTTCAAGTATCGCCAAGTTGCTTTCCGACTTCTCAAGAGTAGACTTATGGACATCAAGCTCTGATTGAAATTGCTCAGTCTGTTCGAGTATGATACCAATTCTAGTATTATGTCTTTCTCGTCTTTCATTTTCATCAATTACCTTTTGGAGTTCTTCTCTCTCTTCCATAATCTTTTGACGGAGGTCAACAATTTTTGTCTCCAAGTCGTCTTTGTTTGTAACTGTACTCGGGAGTTTGTTGTCAATACTCCTGTAGAGGTTTTCCCAATCTTGGATTGTTTTACCTGCGTTCCTATGTATCTCATTTGCTTCCTCTATTTCTTTTAATAAGCCTTGGTCTTTTTGTGCAAATACTTCGCACTGTTCTAATCGTTCACGGTGTTCTTTTAACATTCTCTCTACAAACTCTGTATCAATTTCACTACCACAAGTAGGACAATCCATATCTTCTAGTTTTGTTAAATCCTCATACTTTTTAATCATGGTGTTTTCAAACATCTTCTCTGAACGCCAAGCTCCCATTGCTTGTAGTTTCTGAGAGGTATCTTGTAGTTCTGGATGCAATGCTAACAAACGTTTTGCTTCGTGAAGGTCTATATCTTTTAACTGTTTCTTCAGAATTTCATTAGTATTTATTTTTTTATTTGATTCTGAAATATTTTCTAAATCTCTTGAATAAGAACGTAAAAGTTTCTGATTCTCTTCCGACTCAAATGGTAAATCCATTTTGGAAAGTATGTTTGTATCTTCGAGAATATTATCTGATAACCATTTCTCAATTGTTGCAATTTTCGCATTGCTAGTAGTAATATCGCTAGAAGCAGTACGAACCGCTTCTTTAAATACTTCAAAGTAAGCAACGTAATCATCTAGTTTTAATAAATCAATTAAAAACTTTTTACGGTTAGTATCTGTGGCAGTTAAGAACTGCAAAGATGCGTTTGTATTTTGATAAACCAACTGTGAAAAAGTCTTGAAGTCTATTCCTAATATATTTCCCAATGTCTTGTATGTATTTGACGCTGTGTGGGAAGATATATCTTCTCCCTCCTTTGTCAGCTTACATTTTAATGTAGCACGCCTTGATACACTAATAGTATATAAGTTGCTATCGACAGAAAAGTCAAGACTGATGTCATACCCTTTTCCAATGTATCTATTCGCGATGTCTGCTTTTTTAACATTTTTACTATTTTTATTAAATAAAACTTCCTCTAAAATAAGGGGAATAGAGGATTTTCCCACTCCGTTTGTGCCTACTAATTGCGTAAGAGTAGACTTGCTTAAGTCTATCTCATTATTTTCGCCATATGAAAAGCAATTATCCCACTTCAACTTCTGAAGAATAATCATTAAACACTCCTATAATTTGTTTTGTTTTATTGTCGTCAAGACTTAATATTTCTTGTAGATATTTTACTAGTTCATCTGACATGGATAAATCTCCACTTAAATCTAATCGTGCATCTACTTGTCTTGTTACTACTTTTTTATCAAGAAGTTCTGAGTTTTTAACTTTTGCTAAATCCTGCACATCTCCTGTAACTTCGTATATTGTATGATGAAACTCTGTTTGTGTCATATCCGCTGGGTCTTCGATAGTCTTCCTTAATAATTGTGGCAAATCAAATTCATGCCATGTCCAGCACCAGTCTTCATCAAAATGATGGGTATTAGTATCTATAACTAAGTACCCTGTTTTTACTATATTTCTATGAAAAGAAGTGGTCATTGGTGAGCCAGGATATACAATATTTCTTTGAGTATTCTCGTGAGCATGTAAATCTCCTGCGTACACTTCTTTAAACTTGCCAAATCTTTCTAGGTCTACTTCGGGCATAACATGAGGAGGTATCTCGCCTCTTACATGAGTAAATAAATAATCTGCATCTATCATTTCTATACTACCTTTCTTATGTAAATCTGCATAAGGTAAGATTGCCCAATCATCTTCGTAGTATGTATCTGTAATAACCTTAACATGAGGGTTAAGTTCAG